TGTGATAAAATTTGCGAAACCCACCGATGCCTTTGAAGTCGACCCCTGCGTGTTTGCAGAGCGTTTTCAAAAGCCCAGCCCAGTGCTTTTGATCTGCCATAGTGTGAAGAGCCGATGGAAACACAAAGGTTGGTGAAGGACATTGAAGTTGCCACTCGCGCATCAGAGCGATAAGGCTAGGCGGCAAAGGTATGGTGCGCACCCGGAACGCCGTCTTGGTATCTTGAAGCGCCCCCCGATATCCGGTGCGGCAAACCTCGACCTTGCCAGATTTTGTGTCCAAGCACTCCCAAAGAAGCCCTTGCAACTCATTTGCCGCAAGCCCTGTGAGGGCGCTAAAGGTGAACAGGGCACGACTATAAGTTGGCATCTCCAAAGCCAGTATGCGGCGAACCTCGTCGGCAGTATAACCGTCCCGGCTCCCGATCCCACCTTTAATATTGCGGCGGCTTTCCCTTGCGCAGGGATTGGAGAACACGATGCCTTTATCAATCGCATATTTAAACACCATATTTAACGTGTGAATAATACTGCGTTGAGTCTTGGGCGCATAATTATCAAGCATCAGCTTGTCGATAAACATATTAATATCACCGACCGTTATCTTATGTATCTGTTGGTCACCAAGCTCCGGCAAGATATGACGCTTCAAATGCCGCACATCATTCTGGTGGCTTTGTGGGCGGATGCCCTGCGCCTTGCCGACAAACTTTTCACGATATCGCAAAGCCTCCTCTGCGACTGCGTTGAGGCTGGCCTTGTTTGCGTTTTGGATACCAGCCGCAAGCTCGTCTCGCAGTTGCATCCAGCGCTTGTGCCAAGCCTCCGGCGTGGGGTCGCAAAGCACCGACTTGCGCTTTCCGGCGAGGTCTAAATACCAAATGATACCTCGCTGTTCACCCCGATGCTCCAGCGACCTGTCGGCACGTTTTTTGACAATTGTCTTGAAAGCACCCTCGTTGTCGAGGGTGATTTCCACATCATTTACTTTGATGGTTTCCATTACGCGGCCTCCCAGTTGTAGACCTCTTCAAGAGCTGTCATAAACTCATCTCTTGCCACCAGCTGTATCTGGCTTGCGACAACGTCGGCGGGTAGCCCGGCGTTGATTAAGTCTTTTCTTGCTTTGGCAGTAAAGCTGACTGCGTCATCAAAAACCTCAGTCGCTTTTTTCATGCAGTTGAAAGCGCTGACGTGAAAGCATTTAGTCGAGTTGAAATATCGCAATTCGTAAAACATTGTTTATCTCCCTCAAGATAATGGCGGGGCTGTTAAGCCGCCGCCTTATAAGTTCAAAGTTTTAGGCTTTACTTAATTTTTTGCAGATTTCTTCGTTGCCCTCGTATAAGTCCAGCATCTCGCTCTGAACATCGACAGGCGGCACTCCTAAAGCTGTGGCGACTGATTTGCGATATTTGCGCAAGAGAGCTTTATGCTCTTTCACGCCATCTTCGTTGCCCCAGAAATCGACACTATTGAGACATATCCATGTCAAAAATAAGCGAGCCTCGCCCTTGTCTTTTGCTACCAGTTTCATAATTTGATCCTCCTTTGATCACTCTTTATATGACCAGTATGCTCATAATTTACTTATATGCAACCATAATATGCGCATATTGTTGGATGAGCCTGACGGTTGGGCAACACTTGGGCAACACAAAGGAGGGTGCCGTAAACAGAAAAAGGCCGCAACTCCGAAGAGTTGCGACCTGATAACTGTTTGTAATATATAACTATTTGGTTGCGGGGGTAGGATTTGAACCTACGACCTTCAGGTTATGAGCCTGACGAAACTGGCGGTTTTCTGCGGGTCGACTCGACTGGGCAACGCTTGGGCAACAATTATTGATGAGCCTGACGAGTGGGCAACACTTGGGCAACAATTGCCCTCCGAGTCGCTATTTCCGCCTGAATTTATCTAGCCCTTTCAATCCGAGCCCGGCCAAAATTGTGACGTATAAAATGTTCTGGTACCAATCCGGCAAGGTGGCAATCACATCGAAGCCCCGCCTTGCAAGGTCGGGATCAATCCAAGCTAACACGCAGGGCGCCAAAACCACGACCGTTATTATCTCATCTTTCCACGACCCCTTGGTCGACTCCGCCATAATCAACTCCCACTTGGAGTCATGTTGCGCGGCGGTTTTCATAATTTCAGATTTGGCTTTTTCTTTTTCAACTTTACCTTCTAAAAAGGTTTGAGCCAGACTGCCAACGACACCTAATAACTGGATCATTCGTCCTCCAATATTTCTAAAATCTCGCCAGCCTCAAGTCTCACTTTTAGTTGCTTACATGACCACTTCTTGTCAAAGTCAGCAGTGTGGCCTACGTTGCGTTTTATCTTGCGCCGTATGCTGAGACATTCAGACAGGTTTTTATACGGCGTGTACTCAACTCGCTCCTCACCAATCATCAATAATAAAACAAAGGTCATCTCAATCATGGTTTGTCAGCTTTTCGATGTTATCTTCTATTTTGGTGAGCCGCCTGTCATAAAACTCAAGCACTAGCTTTTGCTGTTGATCGTGCGGAGCGTTGCCACTTTCTATATTTTGAGCCAGCTTTTCTAACTCACTCGCCAAATGTTCAATCATCATGAATTGCTCACTGTCGGCTGGCAAACTCCCCATCTCACCACGCGGCCATTTGATACGAAACTCGGTGTTCATGCCGAGGTCAGTTTCCATTAGAATAAGTTTGTTCTCGATAGTGTTGAGCCTTTCAATCACACCAAAGTAAGCCCATGTGCCAACTGTTGCGGCTATAAGTAGTGCAATCAAATTGCGGATCGGCATTGATAGCTCGGTGTTTTCGTTGAGCTTTGGCATCAGCTACACGACTCTTGAAACGCGCAAGAAGCCTTCATGCAATTCATCTGGAAACGAAAGTTTTCGTTTTCGTAGTTACTTTGCCACATTTCCTCTGATGTTAGCCAGATGCACTGTGTTTCAGACATTTCCTGTTGGAGGGATTGCTGACCTATATAAGCCCACTCTTGACCCGTGAAGCCCCAAATGGAGACGACCAAAATGAACGTGTCCATCACTCACTTGATTTTCTGTCAGCGTAAGCGTTGGCCCCGAAATAAGCGGCGACCAAAGCTGAATTTGCTACGAAGTAAGTGGGGGCAATATCTCCAATGATTGTCGCGGCACTATCATAGCCAAGCATTGCTGTGATCAAAATTGCGGCTGGGTAATTTAGCGTTCCAAACAGCGCAAACCAAGTCATCCATCGCATTGAGTCACGCCTTGCGTCTGCGTCCTCTAACTCACGCCGTTTAAATTCCAAAGCCATAGAGATTTCATCATCGCACAGAGTGTCGTCATTGTTTCTGTCAAGATGCTGATATGCACTGTCTTTTTGCAGTTTTTTCTGTGCCATCAGTGCCACTCCCCGGAGCGCATCATGTTCGCTAAATCATCAGCACGTTTGCCAACTTGCTCTGCCCATCGACTTCGCCCACCGCTTGACCCTCGCACCATTTCATTTGCCGCGAGTTCGTAATCACCCACCAATAAAGCGGCTTGCATATTTTGGAACTGGTCAAAGCGAGGTTTCCCCAAATTAAACAGCATCGAAATGATCACCGCTTTTCTGGCCTCGTCCATCTTAGCGTAAAACGGATATTGAACCGCCTCGTTTTCACACCGGGCGACATCATTTGCCAACAGGTAATCGATCTCATCGTCGGATAAACCGCCGCCTAATTTTTCGTCAACCAGCCTGCCGCACCCTATAGTCCAATATGACCTAGAGTCTTGGTATGCGTGTTTGACGACACCCTCATGGTGTTTTATTAAATCGAGTAATTTGCTCATCTTCAAACTCCCTTTGGATGAGTTTTGAGGCCGTGACTCCAAGCTCATAGAGAGCCTCGGTCATTGGGCTATCACTGGCTTTTAGGCCGCGCCCGGTCAAAAACACCTCGCATGGCACATGAGTCTCCGGGTGGTAGCTTACGGTCACCACCAGCCCTTCCGCGACATCCTGTGTGATGCACGGTCTGCGATTTGGTAATTCTGTCATGATATAACTTTCACTGCGTTTGCAATTGACGTGAATAAAAAGATCAGGAGTCCTCCACCAACCGCAATGGTGATCGCGACGATGAGCGCCGCCTTGATATTTTCCTCAAGCTGGATTTGACGCCGTTTCTCTTCCTGCTGGCGGCGCTTCTCCTCTTCGCGCCGAGCCTTTTTTTGTGCCTGATAATGGTCAACGATTTCACCCCAAGTGGAGCGCTCCCCGTAGGGCTTCGGCCAGCGGTTGTTAATTGCAACTTCCAACTCATACAGCTGTTCGTTCAAACGCTTTTGTTCAAGGATGACGTCAATCGATGAGCGGATATTAATGTCGCCGACACTCGCCTGCTTGTTGCGCTCCTCTTGTAATTTGTCCTTGCAAGCAAAAAGGGTCGCCACTGACGACCCTATTTCTGAAATTGACTCTGCGTCACTAATCCTTTGCTTTACCCACGATATCGTGTTTGAAGCGATAGTGACGGCCGCAAGCGCCGAGGAGATTGGTTCCATTCGTTAGGCATCAGGCCAGTCGTTAATTGGGGCGTTGCCAGATGGCTTGCCATCTACCATAGGCACGTCATGCAGCGCCATAAATGCAGAGTGGCTCGATGCGGCTGAAATTTTGGCTTCGATGTCGTTGCTGGCCTTTCTAACTGCGGCGCGATACGCAAGGGTGTCAGAGTCCACGTCCGTGCCATTTTCGGCAGAGCGTATGACTTTCCAATCGGTCGGAGCAAGCAAGCTCGCGGCTTCATCTTTAACTCGCTCGATTGCGTTGCTCTTCAAACCCTTTGTGACGACCTGCTTGCCATTGATGTCAAGCATTGCTGACCCATCTTCATTTTTGGGCTGTGCGTCATCTAGAGCGCGTTCTTGACCAGCCGCCCAATAGAAACGGCTGTCAAAGCTGGCAACGACTGGATCATCCTCATAAACAAGCCCAATTTCGGCTTTGCGTTCTTTTGACATAATCATCCAATTTTGCGGATGTTGAGTGCCATCATCTGACGACCAAGCGCTCCCAGCGCGGATGACTTTACCTTTGTATTTGTACATAGCCTACTCCTGTTACCTGCTGTTTGAATACTTAAACGGTGCCTCTGCCCACGCCGCGTAGAAAAACATGTTCGTTGTTGTGCCATTGTTTCCAGAATTGTTAGCTCGCAACTTAAATCCATTGGAGTTGATGTCGATAACATCTCGACTCACGTCCTCTGCCCCGTTTGTTTCAATGAACAACCTTGCATCACAGACGTTTATTGTGTCTCTTGCGGTGTCTATAATTCGCCAGCCACCACCAGTCGAATTATGACGCTTGAACCATATCAGTCGGGGCCGAAAACCAAGGTAAATGAATGGCCCATCTGTCGAATTATTGGCTTGGTATTCGCCGCATTTGAAGAACCCGTCAACGTCATTAAAACAGTAGGCTAATTTTAAATCATTGCCGTTCGCATCAGAGTGGTCTCCGAGATAACCAGCAAAACTAAACACTGAAGACGTTGGTTCTGTATCATTAAAATGATTTCCACCCGGATCAAAGGCCGCCGCCGCACTGTCAAGATTTAGGATATAGGTGTTTGAAAAAATAGCCGGAACTTGCACAAACCAGTTTGTGCCATTAAAATCTCTTGGTTTTGCCAAAATAAGTGAGGGCGCCTTAGTAAGACCGTGACCCAACGTTCCTGTTGATGCGCCATTAGCATCCCAAGTAACGATTGAAAATCCAGCCGTTTCATTAACTGAATTGACTGAAACCAAAGTGCCATCAAAATTTGATGATCCGTGAGTTGAATTAGTATTAACCTGACCGCCCATTCCAGAGTGGTATTGACAATAGTAATATAATGTTGGCGCACCAGCCG